TGGGCTATAGCTAGACGTGATGTAGATGCTGTAAAAAGACAAGCTTATTTCTTTGGTGCAGTATTTGATACTAACAGAAGAGCTTTGAAACATGCTTTTAAAACAATGAAGCAGGCTCATAAAGATCCAACAGAATTACTAAAAGCATATAGGAAAGACTTTAAATTACAAGAAGATAAAGTAGGTAACATACTCAGGAAGATGAAGGCTGTCTATGAAAAAGACAATAACGTTGGCATGAATTTTCAGATAGATATGGCACTTGGATTAAATGAGATAGGTCGTATACCAGCTGCACGTTATGGTACTACTGCTTTGATGTTCCCTGACGGTTATGCTGCTGATATTATGGGTGCATACTCTCGTAGAATGCAAGCTTATGATGAAGTTTTATATGAGTTTGGATCTATTCCTGATAAAGATGGTATGGCTAAACTTTTAGAAGCTGAACGAAGATTAGCTAAGAAAACATTTGACTCTAATGGTATTCTTCAAGATCCTATTGCTAAAGCTCTTGCAGGGGAAGTACAGTTAAACTTAGATGATGGTGTTTCGAGATGGATTAACCAAGCAGTTACAGCTTATCCAGCTCTTCGCTATCAATTAACATTCCCACGTACTCAAGTTAACTGGGTTAAAGCAGCAGCTTCTTGGACTCCTATTAGTGCAATTCCCGGTATGAATAGATATGCTAAAACTATTTATGCAAAGACTGATGAACAGATAGCCGCAGCTCTACTAGAACATGGTATAGACCTGACTAATACCCCAAACGCTAACGTTGTATTTCAACAGCTACAGCAAGAGTATACAGGTAGATTAATGTTTACTGGCTTGTTATTTACTACAACATACGGTTATGCTATGGCTGGTAACATTAGAGGTAATGGACATTATAACCAAGAAACAAGAAGAAAGCATAGAGATTTATATGGTTATCAACCTTATACTGTTAAGATTGCTGGTAAGTGGTATAGCTATGAAGGTATACCCGGTGTACAACAAGTCTTAGCTATCTTAGGAGATATGGCATTATACTCTCATCTCTTAGGTCAACCTGTATTAGAAGATATAGGTGGTAAATTAATGTGGACTCTTATGGCTTCATTCGGCCAGAATACACCTTTAACTAGCATTGAACCTATCATTGCTATTTTAAATGCTGACTTAAGTGGATTCCAAAGATTAGCTGCACAGATTACTAGATCATTCATTCCTATGTCTAGTGCATTAAGTGTCTTATCAAATGCTATTGATGGAGCTCAAAAGGATATTCAAGGAGAATACCTAGAGTATCTAATGAACAAGTTTCCTGTAGCTAAAAACTTCTTACCTGATAGTATTAACCCTTTAGGTGGTGGTAATAACGGTGTACAAGAACCAGATCCTAATGATCCTTTACAAGCTATAAATTGTGCTATAAATCCATTTGCTGTTTGCTCACAACCCGGTGGAGATATGTCATATACAACTAAGTCTGGTAAGAAAGTTACATTTGATGAAACAATGGATTTCTTAAGAATGATTAACTATACAGGTATATCTAGATTAAACATGGATTCTACTGGATCTTATAAGTATGATACTGTTGAACGTAACAAGATTCTATCTTATATGGCTGAAAGACAACCTTGGCAACGAATAGCTGAGATAATGGTACAGCCTGAGACTCAGAGACAGCTCAAGGAATTTAGACAGTACACAGATATGCACATCTTAGGTAAGAATGAAAGAATAGAACTTAAACTAAAACTCTTACCTTTCTTCAGAAAGATTGACAAAATTGTTCGTGAAGAACAAAAGATTGCTGAGAATCGTTATAAGATTGGTGAAGATAATATTATAGATCAGCAACGAGCTGACTTTGAAATGCAACAAGGTAACATTCAAGGAGCTGCCCAAATAGAAAAGCAAAACTTAGAAACACAAAAACTTTTACAGTACAATAACAACTAATTAAAATGGCTGTTACAGAAAATTCGTATACGGGTAATGGTTCCACCACCAATTACTCCTTTACATTCCCATATCTAAAGTCAACCGACGTCGAAGTACAGGTTGACGCAGCCGTGACTACTGCGTGGTCATTTGCCAACGCTACCACGGTACAATTTAATACTGCTCCCTCTAACGGAGCCAAAATCAAAATACTTAGAAATACGAACGTCGACAGTCTAGCAGCCACCTTTTATGCTGGATCAGCAATCAAATCAGAAGATCTTAACGATAACTATACACAAAACTTATACAAGACACAAGAGGTAGGAAACAGGTTCTTTAGTACAACTGGTGGAACCATGACTGGAGACCTGACTCTTGGTGAGGACGTAGAGTTAATCTTCGAGGGTGCTACAGATGACGCACACGAAACTAAGTTAACTGTAGCTGACCCTACAGCAGACAGAACAATTACATTTCCTGATACTACAGGTACAGTAGTAACAACAGGAGACACAGGTACAGTCGCACATGCTATGTTAGCAGGCGATGCTGTAGATGGAGATAACATTGCCAATGACTCTATTAATTCAGAGCACTATGTTGATGGTTCTATTGATACTCAGCATATAGCTGACTCACAAATTACAACTGCTAAGATTGCTGACAATAATGTTACGACTGCTAAGCTAGTAGACAATAGTGTAACTACAGCTAAGTTAGCAGCTGACTCAGTAAATGGAACTAAGATAGCCGATGATTCAATTAATAGCGAACATTATGTTGATGCAAGTATTGATACTGCTCACATTGCAGACGCTCAGATAACTACAGCTAAAATTGTAGACGACGCAGTAACAGCAGATAAACTAGCTAACACTTCGGTTACAGCTGGTACATACTCCGCTGCTGACATTACAGTTGATGCACAGGGTAGAGTCACAGCTGCATCTAGTGGAGCTATAGCTACAAGTGAGATAACTGACTCAGCAATAAGTACAGCTAAGTTAGCAAATGATTCAGTAACTTCAGATAAGATTGCAGACAACGCAGTTACAGCAGCTAAAATTGTAGCCGGAGCTGTAGGCGATGGTGAATTAGCAACCAATGCTGTAATTACATCTAAATTAGGACCAGATGCAGTAACAGGTGCTAAGATAGCTGACGATTCTATTAACTCAGAACACTATGTAGATGGGTCTATAGATACGGCACACATTGCTGGAGCAGCTATTACTACGTCGTTAATAGCAGCTAATGCAGTTACCACAGGTAAAATTGCCGCAGATGCAGTTACAACTAATGAGATAGCTAACTCACAAATTATTACAGATAAAATAGCATCAACCGCAGTGACTGATGCAAAGCTTGCTTCTAACGCTGTTACAACATCTAAGATTACAGATGCTAATGTAACTACTGCTAAGATAGCTAATGATGCTATTACTATAGGTAAGCTAGGCTGTGAACAAACAACTCTATCTGATAGCGACTCACACATTCCAACATCTGGAGCTGTAGTAGATTATGTTGCTGCACAGATATCTCCTCTTGGTGGTCTCGAAGTTGTAGCAACAGAAGTCGCTTTTCCAAATACACAACCAGCTAGTGGTGTAGTTATATCTATATCAGACGCAGGCGGTGTTGTATTTAACGGATCAGGATCAAGTACTACATGCAGAACTGTAGGTGGATCTACTGTTACTGTTAACAATGCTCCATCTAGTTTAAATAATGAAACTCTGGTAGCTGGTGTAGGCTTAATGGTTAGCTCTACAGGATCAGGACAGGTATATAACTACCACAAAATACTTGGTAAAGAAGATGACATCAAACAACTTAGTGATGATATAAACGATTTCAACGCAAGGTACAGAGTTGGTTCAAGTAATCCTACAAGTAATAACGATGCTGGTGATTTATTCTTTAATACCGGCTCGAGTAAACTTCTTGTATATAATGCAACGAATACTGCATGGGAAGAAGCACAAAGTATAGGTAACTTTTTTATCTCTACACTTAGCCCTGCTTTCGATGGGTCTACATCAGACTTTACAATTACAAACGCACCAGCTAATGTACAACAAATAATATTAAGTATTAATGGTGTTATACAGAAGCCTAATGCTGGTTCATCAGCACCATCAGAAGGATTTGCATTATCTGGTAGTACAATTAAGTTAGCAGCTGCACCTCCTACAGGTTCAACCTACTTTGCTGTTGTTATGGGTAGTACTGTTAATATAGGTACACCAAGCGATGGTACAGTTAGTGCAGCTAAGATTGCGTCTGGAGCAGTAACTACAGCTAAGATTGCAGATGACGCAGTGACTGCTGCAAAGCTCGCTAACACGTCTGTAACAGCTGGTAGCTATGGATCATCAACATCTATACCTTCTATTACTGTAGACGCTCAGGGACGTATTACAGCAGCATCTGGTAACACTGTTAACACAGATCTAGTCGGTGATACATCACCACAGCTAGGCGGTGACTTACAGAGTAATGGTAACGATATAGACTTTGCTGATAATGATAAAGCAATATTTGGCGATGGAGGAGATTTAAAAATCTACCATAATGGAACAGATAATTATATCATGCCTTCAAATGGTAAGCTCATTATCAATAATGGTTCAGAAACTCTTGCTCAATTTATTAGCAATGGAGCAGTAGAACTCTATTACGACAACAATAAAAAGTTAGAGACTTTTGCTGATGGAATAAAAGTTTCTTCAAATTCAAATGCTATACTAGAAATACAAGCTGCAAGTAGTGGTACATCTACAGCGTTTGGTGTGTTTAAAGGATACAGAATTGTAGGAGATATTGGTCGTTTAGGAGAACTTCAATTTGTAAACCAAAGAGATAATGATGTTCAAGCCGAACTTGAAGTTATTGCAAACGGTGATACTAATTCATATTTTGATTTTAAAACTAATAATGCTGGTCTTAGAACATTAAGAGTAGATCATGCTGGTGCAAATGTTCCTGATAATATTAAATTTAGATGTGGAACTGGTGAAGACCTACAAATTTATCACGATGGAACAAGTAGCTTTATAACCAATACAGGTGAATTATTTATAAGAAGTAATGGTTCAACTATGTTTTTACAAGCTGCTTCTAATGAAAATGCAGTAAAAGTTATTCCAAACGGAGCCGTAGAGCTATATTACAACAATAGTAAAAAGTTAGAGACATATGGCTCAGGCATAGCTCTAGGCGGAAGTTGTACTTTTCCAGATGGTTCTAAATCCATATATGGTGCTAGTAATGATTTGGAAATCTACCATATTGCCGACAGTACTAATGTTATAAGAGGATCAGGGCCACTAACCATTCAATCTGATGACACTTCATCTGGTGTACAAATCTCTACTTATTCTGGTGGAGAAAGTATGGCTAAGTTTATAAAGGATGGAGCCGTAGAGCTATATCACAACAATGAGAAAAAGTTATTCACTACTTCTCAAGGAGCAGATATACAGGCAGAAGGTAGTGCTGTAGAACTAAAGTTTAAAACTGACGGAGGAACTACTAGAGGTTGGGTTTATGCAAATAACGCTAACCAAGTCGGTTTCTTAGATGAAGGTGGTAACTGGGCAATAATGCACTATAACGATAATTACACACAATTTCGTATTACTAATGCTATCAAAGCAAGAATAGATGGGGATGGGCTTAAGTTTAACACAGACACCGCAGCTGCCAACGCACTTGACGACTATGAAGAAGGCACATTCACGCCAAGTAACTCAACGATAGGTTTACAATCAAATTATACTTATGGTTTTTATCAGAAAGTTGGAGATTGGGTAACTGTTCAGTTAGGTGTAAGATTTAGTAGTAATAGTAGTTCTGTTAATATATACATAGACGGATTACCTTTCACACCAACAGCAGATCAATATGGTCAATATGCCAATTCTTTTGCTATAGGTTATGCGACAGGAAACCATATACAATTCGCACTAGGTAGTGGTACTGGAAGAATTTGGTTATACACTAAAAATGCTGGTAATCAACAATCTACACATTTTGATGATGACTATGTAAGGTTGTTTGGAACATACAAAGTAGCATAATAGACCGAAGCTAACACCTTAAAAATTTTAAAAAAAACAATGTCAATTACAAAAACATGGGAAGTTAACACCCTACAAAGAGAACTTGCAGATGGATATGTTAACAAAGTTATCTATCGTGTAAACGGTACAGATGGTACCTATTCTACAAGAGCTACTGGTGAAGTCGATCTAGAAAAACCAGACACTCTTGTACCTTATAAAGATCTAACACAGGAAACTGTAATTGGTTGGGTCAAAGCAAAGCTAGAAGCACAAGAAACAGGCACTATAGCTAAGATCGAAAAAGCTATAGATGATAATATCACCCTTCAAAAAACACCAGTACATGGTGTAGGTACTCCATGGAGTTAGGCAAATGCCATTAACAAAAATAGATGATAGGGGTTTAACGACTCCTATCGACTTTCTTGATAACGAGAAGGTACGACTTGGGACAGGTAATGATTTAGAAATTTATCACAACGGAACGGACAGCTTTATTGATAATTCTACAGGAAATTTAAAAATTATCGCTTCTAACGATACTGAAGCAATAAAAGTTTTTAATGACGGAACAGTCAATATTGGTGCTAATGCTGATAATGTACAACTTAGGTTTGGTATCGGTTCTGATTTAAAACTGTTTCATAATGGTACAAACTCTCACATCCATAGTGTCACAGGTGAATTAGATATAAGAAGTAATGATTTTCATTTAAGAAATGAAGCTAATAATGAAGATATGATTACTGCCACTCAAAATGGTCCAGTTGAGCTTTTTTATGATGGTGCAAGAGTATTTGAAACAGATAATGCTTCAGTAAAACTCAGAGATAATATTAAGGCCAATTTTGGAACAGGGAATGATTTACAAATCTATCACGATGGCTCAAACTCATTCATAAAAGATGCTGGTACTGGGTCTTTATGGGTATATTCAAATGATTTCCGTGTCGCTTCTGCTGATGGTAATGAACATATAATTAAAGCGACTGAAAATTCAGGCGTAGAACTATATTTTAATGGTGTAAGTAAACTTGAAACTAGAGCAGGGGATACAATATTCCATGATGATATAGTAATTCAAGATAACAATAAAATTAAGATTGGGACTGGTGATGACCTACAAATTTATCACGATGGTGGGCACAGTTATATTCATCAAGATGGTACAGGTAATTTATACATATTAGCGGATACTTTTAGATTAAATAATGAAGCTAATACAGAAAATATAATTGCTGGTAATGCAAACGGAGCAGTAGAGCTATATTATAATAATCTTCTCAGACTTGATACTACAAGTGACGGAGCAGATATTCGGTCATCTGGTAGTGCTACAGCAATTAGAATTAAAACTGATGGAGGAACTACTAGAGGTTGGCTTTATGCAAATAACGGTAACATGGTTGGTCTCTTAGATGAAGGCGGCGATTGGGCAATAAAACATATTAATAATAGTGGCACAGAATTTTATGTTGCTACTAATAAGAAAGCAACAATCAATACTCATGGATTGACGTTTAACTCTGACACCGCAGCAGCCAACGCTTTAGATGACTATGAAGAAGGTACACACACTTTATCTACAAACAGTAATTTAACTTTACATTCAAGTTACAATGTTTCTGAATATACCAAGGTTGGAAACGTGGTTACAATGACTTTCTTGTTTTATGTTAGTTCAGTAAGCGGTTCAGATGTGGTAAATGTTTCTATGCCTTTTGTCAATAGAAGTGGTACAGGTTCATCAAGGACAGATGCAGTAGGTACTGTTATGCACGATGGAGTAAACACTGGAGATAACGGTGTAAAGGCATATATAGGTCAGGGTGATAATAGCATTAGATTTTATAAAGTATACGATAATGGTAGTTGGGGACAATTATCTAATTCTGATTTAAGTTCTGGAGATCAAATGTACGTCACTATAACATATAGAACTGCATAGACCGTAGCTACGTCTATAAACTAAGCCTAAACCTGTTTTAATCGGAGATTAACCCTAATGGCATTAAGCGAATCAATCGAATACGACAAGATAGAAGTTGTCGGTAAATATAAAAACGTACAAGTACGTAAAGCAACAGTCATCAAAAAAGATGACACAGAACTAACACGATCTTTTGAAAGATATGTGTTAAATCCAGATTCAGACATAAGCAAAGAACCAGCAGAGGTTACAGCTGTATGTAATGCAGTTTGGACAGATGCAGTAAAAGAATCATGGAAAACTTACCAAGCATCTCAATCCCCAGTGTAGAAAAAATACAAACAATATCTATACCTCTACCTACAGCTGACGTACCTTACTACACTCCTATGGTTGTACCACCCAGCGATCTACGGGATGCAGAAGCTAAACCAGTTAAAACTGTAGAAGAAGCACCTAAACCGCCTACACTTAAAATACCATTTATAAAAGAACCAGTACCTCAACCTTCTCCGGAAGTAATAGTTACTGCGGTTACAACTGCTGTTACAGCTGTAGCAGCTACCACCCTTACACAACCTTTAGTTGAAAGTATTAGAAAAAAGGCACAGAAATTCCTACAAAATAAAATAAATAAATGGAGACAAAACCGCCAGAAAAGAAAGGAATCATCAGCAAGTTAAAAGATGCTGCTGAAGACAAAGAACATCAAATAGAAATATTAGGAACATTTGTAAGGCTTGGTGTAGTTGTCTGGTCAGGTTTTATCATCACCATGAACTATATAGATATACCAATGGTTAAAAAGTCTGGTAACTCTGATATAACTTTTGTTGCATCAGTATTTACTGGAGCACTTGCAACCTTCGGTTTAACTACTGGTAAAAACGGCAGTAGTAAGCCACCCGAATGTCCAATGATGAAAAAACAACAACCCACTACAAAGACATGAAAAGATGGATACTACTCTTAGCTCTGTTGTCACCCACAGCTGCAAGAGCAAACACAGTTACGCCCCAGTTCACGACTGGAAGCATGCAGAGCACAACCACAACACAACAAACAATAGTAGAGGAGGTGGTTCACGATATCAAGGGTTCAGCTTCTTCCTCTTACAGTGGTACAAACATTACTGCAACAGGAGCTGGAGGCATAGGACACGCAGATACAGTATACACACCAACAAACAATGCAGCGGACTGGGATCTACAGATCACAACCAGAGAAGCTGGCACAATCGAAACAATAACAATAGACAGAACAATAGACACAGACAGTACTACTACGTCTTACTCTATCTTCTCTCAATAACTGCACCAGCATTTGCAGAGGGAGAAACACATAACAACAGTAATCCTGTAGCTGCTGCTACTGGTAACGTAACTAACCAAGCTGTACAGTTTCAGAATAACGGAGCACAAAGTCGTCAGTTTTTTGGTCCTAATATAAGTTGTAATGGCAGCACGATGACATTTCAACCTTTTTATATGGGTAATCATACTAAACCGCTTGATGAGTTTATGCAGCCTACAAGTTATACACTAGCAGAAAACTGGGGATTCCAAATTAATTTTATGGTTCCTCTGGATAAGTCAGGATATAAACAATGCAAAGAAATGGCAAAACGCCAAGAAGAAAAGATGCGGCTAGAGTATGAGCTTACTCGAGCCCATAAATGTGCGGAGCTAATGCAAAAAGGTTTTATGATTCGGCCTAATACGCCTATGGCTAAATTATGTCAGGATATAGTACCAATAGTAAAAGTACATCCGCCAAAGAAAAAGAAAAAACTAGGACTATTTTAATGAGCACATTCACAGATGCACATAAAACAGGTCAGCCACCATTAGACGGCCCTAATGATCTGAAACCAGAAGTTAAGACTTCTTATATCATAGCTAAAGAAGCTAAAACAAAGAAAACCACTAAGAAAACTACTAAGTAATCATGCTAGCACTATTAAAACCAATCGTATTAACTGCACTTAAGAGTGACAAATTTAAACAGTTTGTTGTCGACCTACTCGAAAAACTTGTAGAACAAACAGATAACGAACTGGATGATAAGGCACTAGCTATAGTTAAGAAAGGATTAGACATCGAATGAACGAACAGCAAAGAAGAAAAAATCGGAAGAAGTCGACCAAACATAACGAGGTTATCAGATCTTTTAGTGAAGGTTTTGGCTATACACCAAAAACGATTAAGATTCCTCCCAAAGAAGAATGGGATTTAAAAAAATGACCGATACAAGAGTAATACCTAAGAAGGCTGGCGAGGAAAGTTTTAACGAACTCCACTACCTTGTTACGCAAGAGTTCTTACGTTTAATAAAGTGTGGTGAAGCAAAGACTCAAGACTTAAAAGCAGCATGTGATTGGCTTAAGACTAATGACATAACAGGTGTTGCTCTTGAAGGCAGCCCACTCGACAAATTAGCTTCGATAATACCGAAGGTAGATCCAGAATTAGTAAAGAGCAGACTCTATGGCAAGACCCGGACCTAAACTTAGCAAGAACCCCGGTAAGACAGCAAGGTACTACCGAACCCATCCAGAAGCTAGAAGACATAGACAGAAGAAACAAAAAGAGATTAACGACACAGATGCTAAACGATCATATAGGCGTGACTTAATGAGGATACGTAGAAAGCGTAAACCCGGAGCACAGACTGACATGTCACATCAACCTGACGGCAGTGTTAAGCCTGAGTCAAGAAAAACAAACCGTGGAAGAGGCGGAGCAAACAGACGTTAATCTATGACACCATTACTACCAAAACCTGATTACTATTTACACAATTTAATAACGATGACAAGTTCAGAATCTAAAAGGCTCTGGAGAAGAGCTATCAAAGAGCACTTCAATTGTCAATGCGTTTATTGCGGAAAATCTTATGAATTACACAAACTTACAATCGACCATGTACAACCTAAGAGCAAGGGTGGTCAAAGCGTTACGAGGAATGTTGTACCCTCGTGTACCAGATGCAATCAGGCGAAAGGTAGCACTCACTGGCTCGACTGGATGAGGTCGACATTCGGACAGACCGAGCGAGAACAAGTAATCCTATCACATATTAATTGATGGAAGAAGAAGAAAAGAATGAATGGGGTCTAGCTGGTCAACCTTCTGCATCTGAACAACTTAAAAAAAGTGGTTACACAGAAGGAATCAATTATGAACAGATTATAGATGACGAGTATGCGTTTCCTAGATTTAGTGAAGATCCTACAGAACAAAACAGATTAAACGTTAGACATGCTTATAAGAAATTTGTTAATCAAATGCAGTTATCTGAAACAGAGAGAAACCTACTGATAAACAATGGTTTTCCTAGTGATATGTTTACTGGAGGAAACGCAGCACCTTCTCCTCTTGTGGATACTGCTCTTATAGCTGCACCATTTCTAGCTAAACCAGCTCTATTAAAAGGTGCTATTACTGGAGCTGGAAAACTCATTAGAAAGTATCCAATGAAGACTTTAGATGTAGCTCTTACTGCACTTGGAGGTGCTAGTGAAGATCCTCAAGATATAGCTATGGAGACTACTGCATTTAAGGCTGATACACTGTTCAGTGGTCCAAATCCTATTAGAATGGGTAAAAACTTGCAGAGAATTTTTGATGATGTTTTTAGTAACTCAGTTTTTAATAGATATGCAGCAGCTAATGACGTACCTAATGTTTTTAAAATTGAAGGAACAGATGATATTATACCTTCTGGGGATGCTAGAAGTATAGACCCTACTAAAGGCGGTATTACACCAAAAGGTGGAGGTGATCCTAAAGGTATAAGAAGCCAACAGAAATATCTTCAAGGAGAAGACTTATGGGCAAACTTACCTACTCAAACAAAGAATAAACTTAATGAGCTAGGTTTTACACATGAAGACAATATATTTGTTATAGACAAGTATAAGTCTATAAGTCGAGAAGAAGCTGCTGTTATTGAAAACTTATGGTCTACAACATCTGATTTTGAAAAGGTTAAAGAAGCAGCTCTTCCTTATTTCTTTGAATCTATGAAAGGTGTTGATATAACAAAGAAGCCTAACCTCGATCACATAGCACAACTTAAAGCTTCACTAGGTTTCTTCAACGGTCAACCTATTAAAAAATGGCCGATGATATCGGATATCATTGTTAAAGAAGGTGTATATGGCTTAGGTCATGATGCTAAAAACTTAGAATTTCTAGATTTTGACGTACACGTTGCTAAGACTAACTGGTGGAATGACATGGTTGGTCCAGCTGGTGAAAAATTCTTTAAGAATCCTGATGGTAGTTGGAAGATTTTTACTAATGACGAAGATCTAAAAGAAGCAGCTGGGAACTATGCCAAACTGATAAGACAGTCTGATGAGATTGTTGGTATAGCTAACGATCAGTTTAAGCTGATGAATAGCAATGCTGAAATGCCAGAGAGTGTCTTTAATGCTATTATGCAAAGAGTTACTACTAATCCCTATAAGTATAATATCAAAAAAGTTAAATTAATTCTGGATGAAATAGCAAAGGATAAAACTACTTTAGCTGGCTTTGATTATAACATGCGTAAGGACTTACTACCAAAAGGTTTTAAAAAAGAATTAGATAAGTTATCTAACTTTATTAGAGCTACTGAGAATGGTCTTGCTATTATATTAGATATTGCTGATGGTAAGCTTTTAAACGAATTAAATGCAGAATTAACACAACTAGAGTTTAGAGAACTCAGTAAAATTGTTAAAAACAAGAGTATTAAAGCTAAAATTGAAGCTACATACGGTCCTCCTATAACAAGGCATAAGAAAAGAGGTAGAGCAAAACCTATAGACCCTGCTAAAGGACAAGTAGGATCAAGTGTTGATCCGTTTGATGACACACCAGACGATTTTATTGATCCTTATTGGAACGAAATGACTAAGAAAAAATGACAGATAACGATATACTATCCGCCCTAAAGGATGATTTTAAGCTGTTTCTACAGGCATTGTGGGATCAGCTTGGTCTTCCATCACCTACGAGGGCTCAATATGCAATTGCTGATTACTTGCAGAATGGTCCCAAGAGACTTCAGATTCAAGCGTTCAGAGGTGTTGGTAAGTCTTGGATTACTGGTGCTTTTGTGTTATGGACGCTATTTAACGATAACGAAAGGAAAATAATGATTATCTCCGCCTCTAAGGAGAGGGCGGATAACATGTCGATCTTCTTACAGAAAATTATTATTGAAACACCATGGCTAAGTCATCTACAACCGAAATCGGACGATTCTCGCTGGAGTCGCATCAGCTTCGACGTCAACTGTTCCCCTCACCAAGCTCCAAGCGTAAAATCGGTGGGAATCACTGGGCAGCTAACCGGAAGCCGAGCCGATCTCATGATTTTAGACGACGTAGAGGTACCGGGCAACAGTATGACGGAGTTAATGCGTGAGAAGCTACTTCAACTCTGTACAGAAGCCGAAGCAATCCTTACGCCAAAAGACGATAGCCGTATTATGTATCTCGGGACTCCTCAGACTACTTTTACTATTTATCGTAAGTTGGCAGAGCGGAATTATAGACCATTTGTTTGGCCCTCCAGATATCCAAGAAAAGGTAAGCTTAGTCAATACGAAGGACTCTTAGCACCTCAAATACAGGAAGATCTGGATATGGGGGCTGATGAGTGGAGTGTTACAGACCCTGACCGGTTTAGCGAAGAAGATCTCATAGAACGTGAAGCATCTATGGGAAGATCTAATTATATGCTTCAATTCCAACTAGATACAAGTTTAAGTGATGCAGAAAAGTTCCCTCTTAAAATGGCTGACCTTGTGGTTACTAGCGTCAATCCTACTACTGCTCCTGATAACGTGGTCTGGTGTTCAGATCCACAAAATGTCATCAAAGACGCCCCTACAGTGGGACTGCCCGGGGACTATTTCTACTCACCCATGCAGCTCCAAGGAGAGTGGGGTCCGTATACCGAGACCATATGCTCCGTAGACCCCTCTGGAAGAGGCTCAGACGAGACTGCAGCAGCCTTCCTGAGTCAACGCAATGGCTTTCTATATCTACACGAAATGAGAGCCTACAGAGACGGTTATAGCGACGATACACTGCTCAACATACTGAGAGGTTGTCGTAAGTATAAGGTGACTAAGCTAGTAATTGAGACAAACTTTGGAGATGGTATCGTAAGTGAACTATTTAAGAAACATATTCAACAGACGGGGCAATACATTGACATTGAAGAGATTAGAGCGAATGTTCGGAAGGAAGATAGGATCATTGACGCTTTGGAACCTGTGCTTAATCAACATCGCCTCGTTATTGACCGTAGCGTTATTGATTGGGATTACAGGTCAAACAAAGACGCTCCACCTGAGAATAGACTCCTCTACATGCTCTTCTATCAAATGAGCCGGATGTGTCGGGAGAAAGGAGCCGTTAAACACGACGACAGATTAGACTGCCTAGCTCAAGGAGTGAAATACTTCACAGATGCTATGTCAATCAATGCTCACGACGCAATTAGACAAAGAAAGAGAGAAGAATGGGAATCAGTACTGGAAGACTTCCTTACATCACCAACAAGATCAGCTAATCATCTTGTAATGGGTATGAATAAGGAACAGAGAGACGCTGCAAGGGGTCTAGAAGGCTCTTCAAGCGTCCCAACATGGACATAAGGTCGATCCCTCACGTATATAGGGGAGGAGAAGGGTGGACTCAGCCCCTACAGAGGGAAATCGTTGTCTTAAACGACAACATCTCCCTCTTTTACTATTACTGGTTATCATATGAGTTGATAACTCTTAATACACCACTCCCAATCTCCGTTAACAAAGGTTTTACCGTATTATACCGAAATATACAGACGATAAACCGTAAATTTTAACATAAATTTGAGAAGTCATATATGCGTTCAGGCCAAGGACGTGTCCCCCCAGTGGGGTACTGTTATTACTATTTAATACTGATTAGTTCTGATAATTTTTATTTTGTTATCTCGAATAATTCTGATTACTAACTGGAATTAAAATAAATTAATTATTAATATTATTCTGTCGCTATCTGTCTGCGATCCAATCTTACGACACATGAGATTCACAAT